CCGGTCGACCACCAAGACCAACGCGCGGCGCGCCATGGCCTCGCTGTCCGCCTTCGTGGCGCGCAGCCAGGTGCAGCAGCAGCAGTACCCGGGCACGATGCCGCGCGGCGCAGGCAACAAGCCGTGGCGTTCGCTCAGTTCGCCCTTCTTCACCGTTCCTGACACCGCGCCGCTGCAGAACAGCGCCGATGGCGGCCTCGAATTCCTCGGAGAGTGACCCATGGCCATCCAGAACCTGCCGAGCACCGATGACTTGTCGTCGAGCGACTCGGTTGCCATCTTCTCCGCGCTGCTCGGCAACGACGCGCGCGCCACGCTGGGCGTGCTGCTGGCATGGCTGCAGGCGCAGATCACCGATGCCGGCGGCTATACCACCCAGTACGCGGCGCCGCTCACGGGCGGCAATGTGCTGGTGGCGCCTCCGGTCGCCGGCGGAAATGTCTACCTGATCCTGACGCCCGCCGGCACGCTGGCCACGCTGACCGTCACGCTGCCCGCCAAGGCCACGTGCGTGGACGGCCAAGAGGTGCTGGTGTCGTGCACGCAGATCCTGACCGCGCTGACGGTGGCGCCCAACGGTGCCGCGGCGGCCAATGGCGCGCCGACCTCGCTCACGGCGAACGGCTTCTTCCGGATGCGCTACGACGGGGTGATCGGCACCTGGTACCGAATCGGATAGTTCAAGAAAGGCAACATCATGTTCTTCCGCGTCTTCAATCCCTCCTATGGCACGAACCAGGTGCTCACCGCAGGCGCCGCCAGTCTGCCCGCCACTGTCAACAAGGACGACGACCAAGTGCGCATCGTCAACAGCGGCGCGAGCAAGGCCTACGTGCGGTGCTACTCGAGCCTCACCGTGCCGGCGCCAGCGGCCACCACCGCGGATGCCTGCGTCGCGGCCGGGCAGACCTCGACGTTCACCAAGGGCCAGGTCAACGACCGCGTGGCCTACATCAGCGCCGGCGGCACGACGCTGGACCTCATGACCGGAAACGGAGTCTGAGCATGGACACGAGTCAAGGAGCCCCGACGAATACCGTCACCGCCAGCGCGCCCACCACGGGCCAGACGCAGGCTTTCGCGGCCTCCCCCGTCGATCAGACGCTGTACATGGTCCCGGCCGGCGCGATCGCGGCACAGACCATCACGCTTCCGCCGGATGCATCCAGCCGGATCGGGCAGATCTGCCGCTTCATGACGCGCCAGACCATCACGACAGTGACCATGAATGGCGCCGCGAATATCGTCAACCCGGTGACGACCATGAACGGTGGTGACAGCTTCGCCTTCCAGAAGGTCGCCGCCGATACCTGGCAGCGCATCTGATGAAGAACCCCACCAAATACATCGGTGCGCTGGTCGCGCTTGGACTGGTCGCGTTGCTGGCCGTCGCAGGCCCATACGACATCCGCGGCAAACAGCGGAATGACACCGACAGCGGCGACTGGGATTTCCTGTTCCCGACGCCGGCGGCGAATGCAGACGGCATCTTGTTCCTGCCAGGCGGTACCAAGGTTCCCGGCTACCTGTTGATCGGCAGCGGCCTGTCAGTGAACAGCGGAACGCTCAACGCCACCGGAGTGACGCGCAGCTTCAGCTACCCGACGCGCACGCTTGACACGTGCTACCAAGCGAGCTCGACGCGCGACACGCAGGTGAGTTACAACGTCACCATCAACACGACCAGCACGCTCACGGCCGGCGGCGTCGGCACCGTGTATCTCGAGGCCTTCACGAACAGCGGCTGCACAACCGGCACACAGGAGATCGGCCGGTTCGTCAACGGCAACACGCAGACGCTCGGCCTCACCGTCACCATGGTGCAGAACGTGACCGGCAACCTGAACGGCATCGTGCCGGCAGGCATGTGGGTCAAGCAGCGCACACAGATCAACACGGGCACCAGCGCCAATGTGACGTTCACTGCGCTGCCGGGCCAGGAAACGCTGCTCTGAGGTCACATGGCCCAAATCCCGATCTTGAGCGGGATCTACGTCGACGCGACGCCTGATTTCCGCACCTCCTATCCGGTCAACTACGTGCCGGTTCCGAAGTCGACCGGCATCGCCGAGGGCTACCTGCGCCCCGCCGAGGGCATCAGCTTCTGGGCCAGCGGAGCAGGTGAAGACCGGGGTTCCATCAACTGGAACGGCGTGCATTACCGCGTCTCCGGCACCAAGCTGATTCGCATCAACGCAGATGCGACGATGAACATCCTCGGCGATGTCGGCCCCGGCGGCCAGGCCACGATGGACTATTCATTCGATGTGCTGTCGATCGCGTCCAACGGCCAGCTCTGGTACTGGGACGGTGCAGCGCTGACCTATGTCAGCGACCCGGACATCGGCAATGTCATCGATGCGAAGTGGATCTCAGGCTACTTTATGACCACCGACGGCACGAATCTGATCGTGACGGAGCTCAATGACCGTTACGCGGTGAACCCGCTGAAGTACGGCTCATCGGAGGCGGACCCTGACCCGGTGCTGGCCGTGAACGAGCTGCGCAACGAGGCCTACGCCTTCAACCGCTACACGATCGAGGCATTCCAGAACGTGGGCGGCGACAACTTCCCGTTCCAGCGCGTCGAGGGCGCCCAGGTGCCGCGCGGAATCATCGGCACGCATGCCTACTGCAAGTTCATGGACACGTTCGCCTTCGTCGGGAGCGGCAGGAATGAGCCGCCGGCCGTGTACCTGATGACGGCTGCCGACACCGAGAAGCTCTCCACGCGCGAAATCGACATCATCATCGAGCAGTTCAGTGAGACCGAACTCTCTGGCATGGTGGTCGAGTCCCGTATCTCGAAGAACCACGAGTTGCTCTACATCCATCTCCCCGACCGCGCGCTGGTGTTCGATGCGATGGCAACGAAGGCTGTCGGCGAGCCGGTCTGGTTCGTGTTGAGCAGCGGACTTCCGGGGCTGAGCACCTACCGCGCGCGCAACTTCGTGTGGGTGTACGACGACTGGTTTTCAGGAGACCCGACGGTGACCTTCGGATACGTCGGCAGGATGCGCACCGACATCGGATCCCATTTCGACGCGGAGGTCGGATGGGAGTTCGGGACCATGGTCGAGTACAACGCAGGAAACGACGCGATCATTCTCGAGATGGAGTTGGTCTGTCTGCCGGGCCGTGTCGCCTCTTCGGATGACCCGACGGTGTGGACCTCGTACACGCTCGACGGCGAAACCTGGAGCCAGGAACGCCCGAAGAGCCTCGGGAAGCAGGGCCAGCGCAACAAGCGGGTCGCCTGGCGCAATCAGGGCACGATCCGCAACTACCGAATCCAGAAGTTCCGCGGCACGAGCGAGGGCCATGTCCCGATGGTTCGCCTGGAGGTGGCATTCGAGCCGCTGAAGACGAGGCCGGGCAATGGCTAGCTCCACGGTTCCGCGCCTGGTCACGCGAGACAAGCTGCAGCGAGTCCTGAAAGATCATGAGCTCGTCGTTGCCGTCGAAAACTTGCTGGCTCAATCGAGCCTCACCCCGAATCAGATCGAGGCAGTTCAAGCCGCTGCTGATGCAGCACAGGCGGACGCCGATGCCGCGCAGGTGACTGCAACAGCTGCCGCCAGCGCCTCGGCTGCAGCGCAGGCCGACGCAAATGCTCTCAAGCTGCCCTCGTACGTCACCCTGGGCCTCTCGGGCACGCTGGCGAGCGAACGCGTCCTTGCTATCGGACTTGGACTGACGCTCGCCGACTCAGGCGCCGGCGCACCGGTGACGCTGGATCGCTCGAACCTTATCAGCGTGCTCGGCGCGGACGTGAGCGACGCGACAGGTGCGTTCGTCAATGCGACCGGCCTGGCGTTGAACCTGGTCGCGAACGCGACCTACCTCGTCGACGGGCTGCTCGCATTCCAGTCGGCGGCCGTCACCACCGGCCTGGCGCTGACTTTCACGCTTCCCGCAGGCGCATCGATCGTCGGCAGCTACAGCCACAACACCACCGCCACCGCGATCGAGGGCAGCTACAACAACGCCGCGGGTGCGGTTGGCGGCAACACCAGCGCAGCGGCCATCGCCTCGGCCAACCTGCCAATCACCGGACGCTGGATCATCGCAGTCGCGGCAACACCAGGCGTGGCGCAACTGCAGTTCCGCACCGAGGTCGCGGCGTCCACGGTGACGCTCAAGGCCGCGCTTTCGGCCCTGATCGCTACCAGGCTGGCCTGACTTGTCGCATGGCGCGCGCGGCGCCTACAATCCGCGCAGCTGAGCAGATCGAGCCGCCAGCAGCTCATCACCCCGTGACGGGAGCTTTGATGAGGAACTTTCTGCGGATCGCTCAGGGCGTCAACGTGGCTCCGCTGCTGCTGGCGCTCGCCAGGCGGCCGGAGCTGTGGAACCAGCACACGCTGCGCACGACGCACCCCGGCACTCCGCACACGCAGGTCGACGACATCTGGTTGCGCTTCAACGCGATGCCGCCACCCGGCGAAGAAGCCCGCGTCATCGACGAGCACGAGTCCATCGACTACCCGGCCTATGCGAAGCTGCCGGAAGCCCGTGCGCTGGTCATGAGCGTCTTCGCCGCGGTGGCCGGCGAGCGTCTCGGCCGGGTGCTGATCACCCGGTTGCCGCCCGGCTGCGCCATCGCGCCGCACGTCGACGGCGGATCGCATGCCGCCTACTACTCCCGCCATCACGTCGTGCTGCAGTCCGATGGCGATTGCCTGTTCCGCGCCGGCGAAGAAGCGGTGCACATGCAGACTGGCGAGGTCTGGTGGTTCGACAACTCGAAAGAGCACGAAGTCATCAACCAGGGATCCACCGACCGAATCCACCTGATCCTCGACGCGAGGTGCTCGCAATGATGCCGTATGCAATCGAAAGCCTCATGCAAAGCGAAGGCGTGCGTCAGCCGCCAGCCGGCACCGTGTACCAGACCGAGTCCTGGGCCTTGTTCAAGGTCGAGGCTCGACAGCTCTTCGTGCGGCACTGGAAAGAGGTGGCGCTGAACCACGCAGAAGTGCCGCTCGACATCGATCACGACCGCTACGACGCGCTGGACGCCGCCGGCGCGCTGCATGTGCTGACTGCCCGGCGCGGTGGCCTTCTGATCGGCTACCAGGTCACCCTGGTGTCGCCGCATCTGCACTACCGCTCGACGCTGCATGGCGTCACCGACGTGTACTGGATCGCGCCGGAGTGCCGCCACGGCATCACCGCGATCCGCCTGTTCCAAGCCGCCGAGCGCGAACTGAAGAAGCTGGGCGTGCGCAAGCTGTTCACCTCGACGAAGCTGCACCTCAACCAAGGCCCACTGTTCGAACGCCTGGGCTTCCGGCCCGTGGAGACGCTGTATGCGAAGCTCATCTGAACGTCACTGGCCCGAAGAGGAGGGACTTTCGGCTCGAGCCTTGACCGTAGGGGTCGCCCTCGGTGGCGCTGCACTCGTCGGAGGCATCTACTCGGCCAACAAGCAATCGCATGCAGCACAGGACGCGGCCGGCCAACAGGCGGCATCGGCACAACAAGGGATCGAGGAACAGCGTCGCCAGTTCGACGCGGTGCGGCAGCTGCTGCAGCCATATATCACGACAGGCAACACGGCGCTGGGCCAGCAGGGCGACCTGACGGGCCTGAACGGTGCCGGCGCGCAACAAACTGCCATTGCCGCGCTGCAGAACTCGCCGCAGTTCGCCGCGCTGCAGCAGCAGGGAACGAACGCGATCCTGCAGAACGCTTCGGCCACAGGCGGACTGCGCGGCGGCAACACACAGGCGGCACTCGCGCAGTTCAGCCCGGCGCTGCTCAGCCAACTCATCACCGACCAGTACTCGCGCCTAGGCGGCCTTTCTTCGATGGGGCAGAACGCGGCGGCCGGCGTCGGGAATGCAGGCATGCAGACCGGTTCCGGCATCTCGAACCTGCTTCAGCAGCAAGGGGCCGCGCAGGCCGGCGGCGCACTCGCTCAAGGCCGGGCCGCGGCAGGCTACGCGAACGCCTTCGGCAACGCGCTGGGCGCCTATTCGGCCTTCGGCGGCTTTGGTGGTGGCGGAGGCGGGGGCAGCCTCTCCAACGCACAGATCGCAGCCAAATACGGATTCTGACCATGGGACCGATCGATTACACACAGGATGTCCAAACGCCGTTCCAGTCGGTGCTGCAGGGCTACGCCGGCGGAGCGCAGATCCGCAACGACCAGCAGCAGCAGGCCGCGATCGTCGCGCAACAGGCCGCCGCCCAGCAGCAGCAGCAGCTCCTATCCCGCCTGGCCAGCAATCCGAAGGCGACCGCGAACGACTATGCGGCCGTGATGACGCAGATCCCGTCGCTCTCGGAGCACTTGGCGCGCGCGTGGTCCACGAAGAACACCGCTCAGCAGCAGGCGCAAGCTTCCGACCTGCTGCAATGGGGTTCGGCGCTCAAGTCGGGCCGCCCAGACATCGTCGTCGACATGCTCAACCGGCGCGCGGATGCAATGGAGGCGAGCGGCGGCGAGACGCCAGAGTCGAAGGCGCTGCGCGTGCATGCGCAGACAGTCGAAGCTCACCCGGAGTTCGCGCTCGGGCAGATCCAGGCCCTTCTGTCGGCCAACCCGAACGGCAAGGAAGCGGCGACGACGCTCGCGGCATTCGGCGCTGAGAAGCGCGCGGAGGATGTGGCGCCGGTCGATCTCGAGACGAAGAAAGCCGAGGCCAAGATCAAGGGCGCCGACGCGACAACCGCGCTCGAGAAGAACGTGTGGGACATCGCGAATGTGAAGAGCCAGGTGGCGGACCGCTCTGCGCGTCTCGGCCTCGACCGCGACAAGCTCACCACCGACACGCAACTCAAGCTCACCGAACTGCAGCAGAAGTTTGGCGAGCTGCCGGAGTTCGTTGCCAAGCAGGTCAACGAAGCGACGACCGACGCCATGGCTGCCGATCAGTCGGCGAAGAAGATGCTGGACCTGGCCGCGCAGCTGGAGAAGGAAGGCGGCGGCTACGGCGCGTTCTCGACCGCCGGAGAATGGATCAAGCGCGTCACCGGCAACCAGAACGAAATGAGCCGGCTTCGCGCCGAGTACAACCGCATGGTGACGCCGTCCGCCATGGCCGCTTACAAGCAGGTCGCCTCCGGATCGACCTCCGACAAGGACATCGAGACCGCCATGACCGGCGTCCCGAAGGACACGGCCGACGCCGCAACCATGGGCGCCTACCTGCGCGGTGTCGCGAAGCTGCAGGCCTATGACTCCATCCTGCAGAACGCAAAGAGCGAATGGCTCGGCGCGGTGCGCAGCCTGGGCAAGTCGAAGACCGACGTGGAGATCGACGGCGTCAAGGTTCCGGCCGGCACGACGTTCAAGAACTTCAGTGACGAGTACATGAAGCGCAAGACCGCTGAGCGCACCTCGGCCGACACGATCGCGAAGAGCCCGTATGCGCAGTTCGCGAACCCGGTGCAGCCCGCGCAACCCGCTGCTCCGGCCGCCAATCCGCTGCAGAGCGTCCTGCCGGTCACCGGAGGCATGTGATGGCCGCCGAGACGCCGAACAGCTACAAGGATCCATTCTGGTCGGACCTCGCCGGCCGCGTGGAAGCCAAGCTCGAGCTGCCGAAGGGCCTGCTCGTCGGCATCGTCACGCGCGGAGAGCGCAGCAACGCCGACCAGGTGAGCGAGGCTGGCGCCCGCACCCCGTTCCAGATCATCCCAGCGACGCGCAAGGCCGCGGTGGAGAAGTGGGGCATCGATCCGATGCTCAGCCCGGAGAACGCCGCCGAGGTCGCCGGGCTGCTGCTCAAGGACTCGCTGCAGCGCAACCAGGGCGATCCGGCCTTGGCCGTGGCCGAGTACCACGGAGGCACCGATCGTTCGAACTGGGGGCCGCGCACGAAGGCCTACGTGCAGCGCGTCGTCGGCGCACAGCCGCAGCCTGTCGCCGATCAACCTCCCAACACCGCAGTCGACCTGCCACCCGCCGACCCGACGCAGGGCGGACAGAGCACGTTCGATCGCGTTTCGGCCGCCATGAAGCCCGCCGGCTCGGCCATCGCGAACGTGTATGCGGCGTACAAGGGCGGACAGATGTCGCCGGAGCAGGCGCAGGCCTTCGAGGCGGACGTGAACGCCGGCAAGGTGATGCTGCCACGCGGCGCGACGCTGAACCAGGCCGCAGCAAGCGCCACGCCACCGTCCGGTGCGGAGGCGAACATCGTCAACGCTTTCAACAACCGGCTCATGAACGCCGAGCAGCAGTCCGCCCTGCTGAAGGACGTGCAGTCCGGCGCGTTCAAGGTGCCGCGGGGCATGTCGCTGAACATCCCGGGAACGAGCGCCGGCAGCGGTATTCCCGAATCCGGCGCCGGCGTGACCGGCCCTGTCGCCGAAGCGCCCGCGCCGACCTTGGCGCAGCGTGCCGTCGGGACCGGTGAAGCGGCCCTCACTGCGCTCACGGGCATGGCCGGCGGCACCGTCGGCACCGCGGCAGGCACGGTGCGCGGCATGGCGCGCCAGGTGCTCAGCGGCGAGTTCGGCACGCCGCAAGCCGCGGATGCTGTTGAGAAGGAGGCGGCTGACATGGCCGCGTCGCTGACCTATCACCCACGCACCGAGCAAGGCCAGAACCAGGCCGAGGCGCTCGGGAGCGTGATGCAACAAGTGCTGCCGGTGATGCCGCTGACGGGTGAGCTTGGGATGGCCGCGCGCGCTGCCGCGCCAGTCCGCGCCGCCGTCGGTGACGCCTCCCAAGCTGCGCGCGCGGTGGCCAGCGAGCGTGTCGCGGCTCCGGTGTCGGAAGCCTCGCGCGCTGCCGTCGATCGCATCAAGCAACTGACCGGCTTCAGCCGCGAGGAAGTGCGGCCGACCGCCGGGACGCAGGGAAGCGCAGGCGCCGCTGGAACTGATGTTGCAGCTCAGCGTGCTGCAACCGCTGAGCAGCTGCCGGTTCCAATCCGCCTCACTGAAGGCCAAGCGACGCGCGAATTCGGGCAGCAGCGCTTCGAGGGCGAGACGGCGAAGGATCCGAACATCGGCGCGCCGCTGCGCGATCGCTTCGCCGAGCAGAACGCTCAACTGTCGCAGAACTTCGAACGGATGATCGACGAGACGGGTGCTACGACCTCAAACAACCGAGAAACCGGTCGCGTGGTCGACAGTGCAGTGGTGAAGGCCGCGGCGAAATACAAAAACGAGTATCGCGTCAAGTATCGCGACGCGGAGAAGGCGGGAGATCTTGCGGATCCTGTCTCGCTGGCTCCCTTGGCCGAATACCTGAACGCCAACCGGGCTGGGCGCTCGTCCGCGCCGATCCTGGGCACGATCGCGGATGAGCTGAAGGTGCAGGGCATCGGAGACGGAGCAATCGCTGACGGCTCCCTCGTCGCCAAGGATGCGACGCTGGCGCAGGCCGAGGCGATCCGCAAGGCCGTCAACAAGTTCGTCAAGGACACGGACCCGAACGACGTGCGCGTGGGCTCCGAGATCAAGGGCGTGATCGACCAGATAACCGAAGGGAAGGGCGGCGAACTCTACAAGGAGGCGCGCAAGGCCCGCCAGCGCTACTCGCAGCTCTTCGAGGACAACGCGATCGTGTCGCAGCTGCTGAAGACGCGCCGCGGCACCGCAGACCGCCAGGTAGCACTGGAGGATGTCTTCAACAAGACGATCCTGAACGGCGATCGCGAGGGCCTCAGCAAGCTGCGCCGTACGCTCCAGGTCGCCGGCGGCGAGGAAGGCGCGCAGGCCTGGCGCGAACTGCAGGGCGCTACGCTGCGCCACCTGGTAGACGAAGCGAACAAGGGCGTGGGCACCGACGTTGCCGGCCGCACGATCTTCTCGGCATCAGGCCTCGACAAGGCGATCAAGGCCCTCGAGGATGGCGACAAGCTGAATTTCATCCTCGGCAAGAAGGGCGCGCAAACCGTCCGCGATGTGAATGAAATCGCGAAGGTGGTGAAGACCCTTCCGCCCGGCGCCGTGAACACCAGCAACACGGCCAGTGTGTTGCTCTTGGCGCTCAGCGAGGCCGGAGCCACTGGCGCCCTCACTGGCCTGCCGGTGCCTGCGATGAGCCTGATTCGAGCGGCTTCCTCGTACATCAAAGATTCGAAAACTCGCGCCCGGGTGCAGTCCGCGCTGCGCGAGCCGTCAACAGCCACCCGACGCTTCTGAGGCAACAAGATGTTCGCCACACCATCACCCTTCCCGCAGTTCTTCGATGCCGACGGTTCGCCGCTTGACAATGGCGAGCTGTTCTACGGCATCGCGAACCTGAACCCGGAAACGAATCCGCTCGTCGTGTACTGGGATGCCGCCGGCACGCAGCCGGCCGCCCAGCCCATCCGGGTCATGAACGGCTACCCGGTGCGCAGCGGTACGCCTGCCAATGTCTACTCGGCGTTCGACTACTCGCTGACGGTGCGCGACCGGAGGGGCCGCATCGTCTACTACATCCCCAGCTCGGTGGATATTGCGGCTTACCTCGCGCTGCAGGCCCAGTTGGTTGCCTTCCAGAACAGCCTGGCCGACACCTCCAATCCGCTGATGGGCGACGCGCTGGTCGGCGTGAAGGGCACGTTCGCAGGCGACACAGCGACGACGCAGCACCAGGTCAACGAGGAGCGCTCGAGCGTGTTCCGCAAGATGTCGCCGGCGCAGATCGCGGCAATCCTTGCGGCAACCGGCAGCGCGGCAGCGGTCTGCAGCACCGAACTGCAATCTGCGCTCGACACGCTGCCGCTGAGCACGCTTCCGGCCGGCACCTACCAGCTCACGGAGCCGCTGCGAATCAAGGCCGGGACGCCGCGCGCCACGATGCGCGGTGAGAACCGGATCCGCTCGATTTTCCAACCCAACGCGATCAGCATTGCGGTCGGACCAGCGAACATCAACACGCTCTTCCTGATCCAGGACAACAACGCGCACTTCTGCTTGTCCAACATGCGGATGACCTCCTCGGTCGGGTACACGGGCGTCGGCGTGTACTCCCTTGAAGGGGGTGGCGCCGACGGGTCCGGTCAATGCCTGTTCTCGGGGCTCATCGAAAACCTGTGGATCGACTTCAGCAGCACCAACAGCGGCTTCTGGACCGGCACGACGCAGAACACAGTCTTCCAGAACATCACCTTCGAGAACATGAAGGGCGGTTGGACGCAGGTTGGCGTCGGCAGCGGGGACAACTTCTACCGCAACCTGAGCTTCTACAACTGCTTCGACCAGGTCGGCTTGCAGACGGCCGATACGAACGGCTCGTTCGCCGAGACGTGGGATGGCATCCATGCCTACAGTCACCAGCGTGGGCGCCTGTTCGACAAGTCGTACTTGAAGGGCTGCGAGTTCAGCAACATCACCCTGGAGCCGGCGACCGGCAACCTCGGAACCACGGGGCTGTTCAAGTTCGCGAACTGCATCGGCACGCAGGTCAGCAACTTCAAGGCGCTGACGCGTGCCGGGGTGCCGGCGTGCGAGACAGGCATTGAACTCGACACACACGTCGGGAAGTTCACGACTGGCGCAATCAACGCCAACATCGGCCTGAAGCTCGCCGGCACTGGCGCACATGATGTCGAGTTCGTGAACGTCGACTTCACAAACTGCAACACCGCTGCATTTCAGGTCGCAGCAAATTGCGGCGGCACAATCCGGACGCGCGGCTGTAAGTTCAATGACACGCAGGTGTCATGCATGGTCTCGCAGGTCGTTGCCAGCTTCAACTGGTACAGCTTCGATGACGAGTTCATCAATGCGGGCCTTGGTGGCAACGCGGGATCGCGCTGCATCGACATTGCGACCAGTGGCAACGTGGTGATGGTGAATCCGCGCATCGGACGCACCAACGGCGGCGCAGCCGCGCAGTATTTTGTCCAGGCCACCGGGGCCGGCTTGTTCGATATTTTCAATGTAATCTGGGTTGGCACCCCGCCGGTCGGACTGATTGCCCCGGGCAGCACGCAGACCATCAATTTCCACACGATCCAGGCGGTTGGCAGCGTGACGGTAACGGTGGGCACGACATACTTCCTGCTCGCCAGCGACTACGATGTGATCGCAAACCGTGCCGGCACCGTCACCGTTGCCTTTCCGCCGGCAGCGCTGAACAATGGCCGCGAGTACTTCTTCAAGACCATCCAGAACCAGGCGATCGTCTCCGCTTCGGCCGATGTGGTGCCACTGGCTGGAGGTGCCGCAGGAACAGCGCTTGTCGCTGCAACCGCCGGCAAGTGGGTGCGAACGAAAAGCGACGGCGCGTCCTGGGTGATCATGGCGGGCAACTGAGGACTACTGAATGATCATCGAACCATGTGACCTTGAAGGCGAAGAACTGCAGGCGGCGGTCGACGCATTGATCGGCAATGCCGACCTGTCGCCGAACGATAAGCACCTGCTCATCGAAGGAGCCGGACACTTCGTGCGACGCAATCCCAATGTGTCGCTCGGATGCCGCGAGCATCCGCTTGCGCAGCTTGGCTTCATCGAGGGCGATCGATGGGTCGGTTCCTCGTCTCTGCAAACCGCCATCAAGCGCGCGTTCGTGCTGCGTGGCAAACCAATCGGTGGAACAGCATGACCAAGCTCAAGACCTACTTCGCAAACCTGTGGGCGGCCATTCGCGGCAAGCCGATTGTCGTGCTGGGCGGCGGCGGCCACGGTGAAGAATGAAGGCACCCGCCTTGCTGTAGCGCTGCTGCTGATCATCGCCGGCATGCACTACCTGGGCGACCCCATCGCAAGCGGCTATGGACCACAAGCCGCCGCAGCCGCAAAGGCATGGGACTACGTCCTGCGGGGAATTGGCGGTGCTGCTGTGCTGCTTCTGTGCGGGCTTCTTGCTCGCCGTCCTATGGTCTGGCCTTTCGTCCTGTGGGGCATGGTTGAAGACCTGGAGCGCGCGGGCTGCCGATTGGCTCACCCAATGACCGCGCCTCCGTCAGGCACTGAGCTGTTCGCGGGCCTGTGCGGTGAC